CCAGACGGGCTCTCAGTAATAGCGGTAAGGCCGTTCCATGCTACACCCTTCGGATAAGCACCGCTGTTGTCCTGCGGATAAAGAACACCCTGTCTCACACCAGTTTCGTAAAGTCTTTTGGACGTTTCATCCCATGTCAGTTTAGCCATGTGTGGTTTCCTCCTTAGTAATAGAGTTTGAATATAAAGTGGTTTAAGTTATCGACCGTGAAGAATCTGTCGAACCGGCAATACTGGAGCTTAGAAACATAGTCCGGAATCTTACTGTCCGGATCAGGATCAATAACCGTAACCGTATAACCCTTTCGGATAACGTACGGGTTGTCATCAGCAAACTGCGTATCCATATTGTTCAGTTCGTACACAATGCACGGATAAGTCATCTTGACTGTCGCCGGGGGCTGGAAATACGCTTTTGAAACCCCAGGAAGATTCTTGAGAATGTTATGGAGTTCCATGCGTCTGGTCATTGTAGACACCTCCGATTTCAAGGATTATCCGTGGATAGGCGGGCTCGATAGATTTAACTTTCCACCTAGCCCCCATCCATCTCACGTATTTAATTTCACTGAAATGAGCACAAGCAAACGGATCGGCGACAATGCTGATTCTGACATTTACTTTCAAGTCATCATTCAGATGCTCTCCGTTTTGCCAGCCACTGGTATTCTTGAGAACGTCACCGTAGTATTTGTGTTCAACAATCTGCTCAACATAAACACCGGTTCCTTCTCCATCAACCATCTTTTCTTCAGTGACCATGTATCCGACCGATCCGCAATACTTCATGTCATTTCACGCTCCATTTTGAATTATTCGCCGACAACCTTCAGGACGGTAAGAGCGGAATACGGTTTGATCAGAGCGCCGGAGCATCTGGTCTCAATCAGGTAGGAATACTGGTTGAAGTTGATGTCGAAGTCGTCAAACATGTTGATTTCGCCACCCTTGTCGGCACCGACGTTGTAGTCGGACAGGTTGACGATAATACCGATTAGATCCTTGTTGTCAATCTTCACGCCTTCCATCGGCTCGACAGTAACGATCTTCCTTACGCGGAGAGCAGTTGCCAGCTCAGCCTCGGTCTTATACAGCTTGTGACCGATCTGGTCCTCAAGCAGTAGCATCTCGGTAAGTACGTCTTCTGTGGTATAGAAGGTCGGGTTGCCGGATCCCTTGTAGTTCTTACGAGCGCGGATGATGCCGTTGATCATCTTCTTCGCTTCGGTATTCTCATCGTCGTTAGCAGCAACAGTGATGTTAACTTTGGTGTTGAACAGCGGGACATCTGTTGCTACCGGGCGGATGTTGGTATCGTTGATCTTGCCGGAAGTGCCGGGAGTACGGCCATCGCCGATAAGGATCGCACGAGCGATTTCCTCATTCAGCATGGTTCTCATCTCAGCACGAATCCATGCGACAACATCGAAGTCAGTGATGTCGATGATGTCATCGCGATCCATCTTCTGGAGCTTGTAGATGGTCTGCGGGGTTGTCTCCCTCTTCAGGGTAGCGAACACCTCGTGTACCTTCTGGGCGCCCTTCACATATCCCCTTGCTCTTGCCTCGTCCTCGGTGATGTCAGCGAAGACGGATTTGATGCGGGTGAACGGGGTGTGCTTTACGCCGCTCATGACGTCGCTCACCCAGTCCATGTTCCGGGAGATCCACTCCGGCGGGGTGTTAAGGGACTTTGCGTTCGGGAACAGCATAGATGCATCGTTGAAACCGTAAGTCTGATGGCCAGTTGCGGTCTCCATACCAGTTGTATCAATAGAATGAGCAAGAACGCCGTCAGCAATAGCGTCATCTACAGCAGCTCTCAGAGAACCAACTCTCTTAGCATTCTCCAGAATTGCCTCCATATCGGCGTGGCTAAGCACGTTCTCCTGAGTGTTTGTATCGTTGTCAAATACATTGTGTTTCATAGAGTCATTATCCTCCTCGTTATCTTCTTTTGCGTTGTCCTGAATTGCATACCCGATGAGCTGCATTACCGCACTCTTCTGCTTCTCGCTTAAAGTGTTGAGAACATCTTTAATGGTCTCGTCAGATCCCTCGTCCTCTTTGCTCGCCGTGTCTTCTGTCTGCGCGTGCTCCAGAGTGTCAGTATTCTCCTCTGCGACCACTTCTTCTTTCTCTTCTTCAGCGTGATACATTTCGATTCCTCCATTCGGATAAATCAGTGCGGAATCTCCGGATTCTTCTCCGTGTTCCACGATATAATCAATAGTTGCTCCCGGGTTTGCACCGGCAAGGACGAGGCTGACCTCACGAATTACTCCGTGAAGGACGTCTCCGCCATTCTGTTTGAGCTGATTTGCCCAAATAGAAAGTGACCCAACGTCTCCGTGGATCACTAATGATTTGGCGGTCATTCCTTTTTCTGTATCGTTGCATGTGCAATAGGCTCTTACGCCTTCGTCCTCATTCTTAAGAAGGGCATGGCCCAGAACGTTTTCGGGGTCGTTATGCTGATGGTTCCACACCAGCGGTACGACCATTCCGTCGCAGTCCTTAAAGGCGCCCTTTCTGATTGTTCTACCGTCAGAGCACAGAAGATCGTTCTTCGTTGCCCATCCGACGAAATCGTATTTATTCGCCATTTTGAATGTTCGCCTCCTGCTCTTTGTTAATCACTGGCTGCTGTTGCTTAGGATCGATTTCGTTCTTATCGCGGTTAAGGTTCTTGTTCCTCAGCTCATCTGCTCCAGGATCATCAGACGGTCTGTAACCGATTTCGGATCTTACTTCGTTAGAGGTAAGGATCTCATTTCTTGTGAACTTATCAGCAATGTTTGCAAGCTCGCTAACCGGAACGAGTCTGAACGGATCTCTGAAGTATTTAATTCTATGACCCTGGGTTCTTGCAGTCTTTGTCAGGAACTTACGCTGGAACTCTTCAGTAATTGCCAGCATGATCGGGTCAATAGTCCGGTTGTAGTAGTTAAGCATTGCTGCTTCATCAGCCGTTCCGTCGAAGATCTCCTGAGTAAGACCCATCTGGTTGTAAAGCATCTGCATAAGCTCTTTAGCCTGAATCCAATAGTTGTTCTCAACAGCACGGTTTAGCTGAATAACCTTCTCGGTTCCGTCCGTATAAGCTACGCCATATCTGGAGCCAGCCAGCTGGTCCTCAAGCTCTTTACGTCTTCTCTCAGCCTGTTCCTTACGAGCTTCAGACTTGATCACATAAGGAAGCTGCAGGATAAGGTCTAGCTTATTGGCAGCGATCTGTTCATTAACTACATCGAGTTTGTTAAGAACTCTAAGAAGTCGCTGATAAATCGAGTTAGGCTCGTTCATGATCACATAGAACGGATTCTCGATAATTGCACAGTCATTCTTGTTGACTACAACTTCCTGCTTCTGTCCGATTCTCTCGTTGTATAAAGAAACCCGGACACTATACGGAAACCATTCGACAATCCGTCCAACTCTCATTGAAAGAATGTCATAGGAATCCGTAGTATCCGGGTTCACGTTTGTATCAACAGGGACAACCGCGATGCATCCCTCATCGAACATCGATATTACAATGTCTCTTATAAACTGCCTGCTCGACTGGTCAATGTTTGCTTCTGTCGAGAAGATGTAATTAAGACTCGAGCTTATTTCTTCGGTAAAGTTATCGTTCTCGTCAACCTTTACATGGTTGATGTTAATCGAAGCACAGTCCACGGCGATTCTTCCGAAGACTGCTACGACAATCGAACGATCGCCACTTCTGTAAAGCCTTGTTCGGTCCGGTCTGACAGATGAGCCGTAGTGAGCATATTCGTGAAGCTGCGTTGTGGTCGGCTCTCTGCTGAAGAAGGCGTTCCATGAATGCCTTAGTCGTTCCATGATTGTATTGGCCATTTTGAAATCTCCTACTTCTTCCATTTGAAAGGTACGTTGGAGAACTTATTCCATGCTCGTTTAGCCGCTTTCATGGCCCGTTCTCTCTTAACCTTCTTCTTGGTCTCTTGCCATTCCTTCTGCTGCTTCGTCACTTCAGCGCCGTTCTCTTTTGCCCTATTGACACTGGCTTTACGAAGATTAACTGCGTTTATAGCTCGTTTCCGCTCGGCTATTTTGGACGCATTTATCCTGTCAGCATATGCTTTCTTGCGTTTCCAAATATCCTGCTGCTTAGCCAATTCCCGAGCATTGTCCTTAGCTCGCTGAACACTCGCCATACGACGCTTTGTGGCCTGCCATGCTCTGTCTCGTTCTGTAACAGCAGCTCCTGCTGCCTTAGCGCGAGTCACACTGTTTCGTCTAAGGCTGTTAGTTTTAGCCTGTTCTATGGTCTGCCGCTTTTCAAGGCGCTGCTGCTTTCTCTTTCTGGCAGCTCGCTCTCTTGACGTAATGGGCTTGCCATTTTCATCAGTCTTAAAGAGGTCCTTGTTCTGGTATCCCTTTATATCTTTGGCAACTCCATTAACAATTTCTTCAGGAGTCTTTTCTTTCTTACCACCGCCAGGATAAATATACTTGCCATTTTTCTTGGCAATGTACTTGTGGTCCTTCCAGGAGGTACCTTTAAAAGAATGACAAAGGCAAGCAGCTTCGTAATTGTAATGCCACATAGTTGCCACCTCCTACTCAAACGCCTCTTTGTTGAGCTTGTAGGCGACATAGGCATCCATCATTGCGGATACGGAGTCAATCTTCTGCTCGTAGCGTTTCTTCAGTAATTTCTTGTTGCCGTTCGTATCTTCGATGGTTATACAGTTACCCATCGTATACGAAAAAAGCTCCTCATCGAAGATAAGCATTCGCTGTTCCGCAAGAGTCTTAAGTTCTGTAAGAGGAACCGACTCTGTCTTAGAACCCTGTATAACTTTCTCTACGCCATAAGGTCCGTTTTCGACCATCCATCTCTCAACAAACTCTTTAGCGTTATACGGGTCATAGCCAAAGCATCTGACATCGTACTTATTGCGTTCTATAAAGTTATCGAGATCTTCATAGACGACTGTAAGGTCAAGAACTGTGCACTCAAGTACCATTAGAGACCCTTCTTCTATGAACTGGTCATATTTTAACCTCATAGCAGGAGGTAATTTATTAAGTGTAAGACTGGAAATGTAGCATCTGGTCTTTATGCCAAACGACTCGTTTCTAAGAGGAAACATGAATGTGAATGCACAGAAGTCCCCACCCTGAGAAAGGTCTGCACCCATAGCACAGGGCATCTGCCAGAAGTCTCTCTTCCTGTGAGGGATGGTCTCTTCGTATGTAAAGAAGTACGTGTAACCCTCCATCGGGATTCCGAATCTTTTAGCAAGAATATCATTCCTTGCTGCCGGAGCTTTCTCTGCTCTTTCCACATCCAGCTGGTAAGTCTCATAGGTTACGGTCTTACCGAGATTCGGATTAGCCTTAAGCCATGTGTCCGGGTTACTAACTTCCTTAACATCATCGAGTCTGTAGTACCAAATCGATACATGCGGGTTGACGTAGTCTCCTTTAAGGATCTCCATCAGCTCCATTTTGACGGTATCACCTGTGCTGTTTCGAACAGTACCCTCTGAGCTGGTCGCAACGATCAGGTAGTCGTCAAGTTTTGATGCACCCTGCTCAATGGCACCGATTACATCTTCTCTAACGTCTCCGGAAAGCCATTCATCGATTGTAGCGATCTTACATCTAAGACCCTGAAGCTTATCAATCCTCATGGGTCTTACTTCCAGAAGCGATCCTGTAAGGAAATTCTCAACGCCCTTCTTGGTGGATGCCAGTTTGCACCTGTTGGCCTTAGACCCAGTTGTATTCTGGAGAGAGCCTTCAGTTAAAAACTGGAATAGTGGTCCTCTTGCTCTTGTAATAGCAGTTCTGATCGGAGACATAACCTCTTCGGACTGCTTCATTGTCGGGGAAGTAGTAATCTGATGAGTTGTAGATGTGTCAACCGTCAGATAGAAACTCT